CACTTAATACCAAATTATCCTTTATAATATTTAAAGAGCTATTAAGTGAACTAACCTGTACACTAACAGTTCTTAAATTTCGTGATAAATTGTTTAATGCTAATGAGTTTTGTTGTAATAAACTTGTTGTTTGAGGATCTGGTTGTGATACTGGAGCACGACGAGCACCAAAAATATTAGAAGACACACTTCTTCTAATACCTCTGATTCCACTTGCTATTGGCGAGACTAATCCCTGTTCCTCATCCATTCTTTTCTTGTTGAGCTTTTAAATTTTCTTCTTCAATATACTGTTGTAAGAGTGAAATATAAATTTCTCTCTCCCACGGTATCATATTTTCAAGTTCGGTTAAACTATATTTATGATGCTGCATCAAAGAAAAATTCAATTTATAGTATGACACAAGATCTTCATGTGCCATACTTATACGAAAAAATTCTGCAGCCCCTCTAATACAATTTCACTTTCGACCTTAGTATTTGGATTGATTACTTTGACTGTGTGAGATAATTTTGGCATTGTTTCAAAAAATTTTTCAACTTCTTTAAACTGTGAAGAATTTAATTGATCAACAAATTGATTCAATTCCTTTTTTGTGCATTCCTGATGAGACCAAGACTCTTCATCTGAGTATACTTGATCTATACAAGATGCAATCAAATCAAATGTATCATCTACATTCATATTTGATTCAAAGTTAAAATTGCTCTTAATAAATTCATCCAAAGATGGATACTTCATTTTCAACGTATAAATGTCATCAAGTTTAATATCAGTTGAATGTTCATCATCTGTTTTAACTTTGATACTATCAATATTGATAGACATTGGAACTTGTGTTTTCTTATCGTCAGGGCAAGTAACCATAACTTCAATTTGCTCACCTACAGACTTTCCACGGATGTTTAGAAATAAGTATTCGATGTCAAAGGTAGAAAGTTTTTCAACTTTTATTCCTTTAGAAAGAATGCACTTTGATATGACATCCTTAACTGCTCTTGCAATTTGTTTAGGATCTTGAGATTCCATCGCTAAAATAAGAATCTTTTCTTCCTTCACTAAAAATGGTCTGTATTTAATTTTTCTGTTTGACGAAGGCAACACTAACTCATAAGTCGGTGTTGAAATGGTTGGTAAAGGCATGATATTCTAAGCACTTCAGTAAAATTATTTATAGTGGTTTTTGAAACCTATTATCTTTGATACTGTGATATTACTTGATTTGTAAAAAACTTTTCTGCTCTTCCTACTGTAGGTCTATCTGAAATATTAACATTATTACCATTTCTATTTGCAAAAGTGCCATCATTGAGGAGTGCTAAACTATTTGATGATATAATTTGATTTAAATACTTATCATTATTATAATCATATGCACCAGTTCCAGAACCATTAGAACCACTTCTGTTATTTAAATCTAAACCAAGTGCTCTCGCTAATGATGAGGATTCACCACAAACATAACGGTCATAACTAAATGATGCTGTTGCTTTTAAAACTGAAGAATTCTGATAAGAAACTTTTGTAGAGTTCAAAGACAATGGAAATAAACCAACAAACCTATATTCTAAAAATTGAAAATGGTTTTTTTCAAATTTAACTATCCTTGTATCATTTGATTTATAATCATCAGGATATTGCATCCTGAAATAATATGCGTCTCCTGAAGGATCCTTTGGTGAAGCACCAGAAATATACTCCATCCAATGCTCTAAAAATCGAAGTGATTTATATTCATTATCTACATAAAATTCAAAATTTATTTGTGTAAAATTACGTGTATGTGCAAATCTTTCAACAACTCCCTGATAATCACCAGCAGTATTTTTTGATGCCATAGCACTACCAGGCAAAACTGCATCATAACATAACAAACCAACATCCTCCGCTATAAATCGATCATTTATACCTTTTCTTCTTAAATGAGTTTTTAAATCACTTGGAGGTAATGCAAATTTTACAAGGTATTTTGATGTCTGAGCTACATTCTGTAACTTAGGCATTATATCTGATATTCTACTCGGTCTTGGTGCTGGCACTCTAAATACTTAATATATCATACCTATTTAGATGTCTTACAAGGGAAAATATTATCCTTCATTTCCTAGAAAATATAAAGGTGATCCTACCAATATTATTTACAGATCACTCTGGGAGAGAAAGTTTATGGTTTACTGTGATAAGAATCAAAATATTTTAGAATGGGCAAGTGAAGAAATAGCAATACCCTATCGTTCTCCTATTGATAATCGAGTGCATAGATATTTTCCAGATTTTTATATGAAAGTAAAAGAGACAAATGGTAAAATAAAAAATTATGTAATTGAAGTTAAACCAGCAAAACAAACTATACCTCCAAAAAAACCAAAAAGACAAACGAAAGGTTACATTCGTGAAGCATATGAATATGCAAAAAATCAAGCAAAATGGAAAATGGCAAAAGAGTTTTGTGCTGATCGTCAATGGGAATTTAAAGTTGTAACAGAAAAAGAATTAGGAGTATGAGTAGACTAGATCCAGTTATGAAAAACCTTATCGGTACTGAAAGTGCTGATGATTTAGCACAGGAAATACTTGGTGTATTGACTGAAGGTAGTAATGTACCCGAAGCTGGAAACTTCTACGTCTTTGTATATAAACCAAAAACACCAAATATAGCATATGACGAACATCCACTTGTGGCAGTAACAGATGTTTTTTCATGGGGATTTCGTGGATTGAATTATCATTGGGGTGAAATGAGGCAATATACATTCCCAGAAGTAGTTGGTGGATTATATAAAGTAGATGAAATGGAGTTAAGAGATTTAAGAACTCTACCTTTTGTCAAAATTCGACTAAATAGTTAAAAAATTATATTTCATGGGACAAGGTTCATACTCAGAAACGTTTACAAAGAATTTCAACTATGCAAAATCTATGGGTAATTCTCGTAGTGATGCGTTGAAGTATGCGTCAAATTTAGTAAATACTGGTAGATCTGATGTAGTACAAGTAAATCGAGGAGATGGATCAAGTAATCAGGTACTATCATATCCGATTAAGAGAAATAATGATGAAAAAACAGGTGATACACTTATGATTAAATGCATACAGTATCGCCCACCTAAAAATGGAACAGGTCTTACTATGACCGTTAAAAATGTTTATGGTGATAATGGTAAGCCAATTACAAAAGAGGTAGCTGATGCAAATAATATTGATCCTCCAGAATTTTCACATAACTTTGAGGACGCAAACACAAGACTGAAAAATAATCAAATAATTAAATATTACGTTGAACTACCTGCACCACAAGAAATAAATGACTCCAATTCAGTTACTTGGGGTGATGATAAATTAAACGCTCTTCAACTCGCAGGTTTGACAGTTGCACAAAAAGCTATAGCTGGTGGTAGTGAGGATGCAGTAGAACTGGCTCAGTCAGCGATGGCTGTTATGCAAAGGGGACTTACAATACCAGGTCTAACCCCAGATACACAAAATGCAATCAGAGCTTCGATATCTGGTGCTGCTATTAATGCTTTAGGTGCAAACGTAAGTGCTGCAAGTATTCTTTCAAGATCAACAGGTCAAATATTAAATTCTAATTTAGAACTACTCTTTCAAGGTGTTAATCTTAGAACTTTTCCTTTTAATTTTACATTCTCTCCTAGAAATCCAAAAGAATCTGACGTTGTAAAAGCAATTATTAAATCATTTAAAGCATCTATGGCACCTAAAGCAGGAGACTATAATGGGTCTGCTCAAGGAATATTTTTAAAATCTCCTGATTTATTTCAACTAAAGTATCTTCATGATGGTGAAGATCATCCTTTCTTAAATACATTTAAATTATGTGCCTTAACAGGGATGAGTGTGAATTATACAAATGCGGGAACATATACTTCATACGGAGACGGTACACCAGTTCATATACGTATGAATTTAAATTTTAAAGAAATCAATCCAATATACAATGAAGATTATTCTTCTGATGAAGCAGGTTCGGGAGTGGGTTTCTGATGGGTTATTTTAAGGAATTACCAAATATTCTATATCAATCACCATTACTTCATAAAAATTCTTCTTCGGATTTTATAGGTATAAAAAACTTATTTCGTAGAGCCAAACTTTTTGATTATTTAAATAACAATGTAGTTATGTTCAACAAATTTACTATTGGAGATGGTGATAGACCAGATACCATAGCAGAGTCTTTATATAATGATTCTGAACTTGATTATGTTGTTATTCTTGTTGCAGGTATTACAAATATCAATCACGAATGGCCACTTCAAGACTACCAAGTTTATGATTATGCTTTACAAAAATATGGTTCTGAAGAAAAAATGTTTGAAAATCATCATTACGAAACGTTTGAAATAAAAGATGAAAAAGGTAGGCAAATATTACCACCTGACTTAATTGTTGATAAAGATTTTAAAATAGATGGTAGTGCATTGAGATTTAATACATCTTATACTCTTATATCACAAGCAGGTAATAATAAATTAGATGATAAAAACGAGTATACTGTTCAAACTGATAATATAGCTCGTGCAGTATCTAATTTTGAATATGAAATCTCTGAAAATGAAAAGAAAAGAACAATAAATGTTTTAAGAAATGGATATTTAAATACTTTTATTAACGATTTGAGAGATGTAGTAAAATACGATAAGAGTTCTAGTTATATTAATTCTACTCTTGCTGCTACAGAGAATACAAACGTAGTCAATCCTTAATAGTATAATTAAAATTTATTACTAATCTTAATTGACTATTGGTGCATGTTGTTCCTGTATGTCTCATAGTTGTAGGAAAAGTGACAAGTCTATTTTCTTTTGAATATACCTTAGTACCATCTTCAAATTCAGTATATCCATTACAGTTATTAATATAAAGAATTGAAGTTCTGTAATTAGGTTTAGCATCAACAAAATCGACATGAAATCCATGTTTGACGATTTTATCAGTTCTAGTCAATAGATTTGATTTTATTAAATTAATATCTACTATTTTTAACTTATTTAAAACTGGGTGTAATATATCAAAAAAGATAGATGGTTCTTCATCTGCATAGAACATATGAACTAATTGAAAATTATAATCATATGTTTGTGATTCATCATCATCTAATACCTGACGAAGAAACCACGGAAAATTTCTATTTAATAATGTAGATTTTATTGTATTAAATTCTTCCTTACCTATAAAATCATCTATAATTTTTATATCCATAGAAAAAAGGGGGTCAAATGACCCCTATTTAAAAATTAAATTAATCCAAGCTGCTATTACTAAAAGAGTAAGACAGATTTGATTATATTTCATTACTCCTCTGCAAGTTTAGCAAAGTAGGATAATGCGTCATCATCCTCATCTTCGGTCACTGCGGGAGCAGGTTTTGAAACAGCAGCAGTTACTAACTCTTCTGCTTCTCCACGATCAGTATCTTCTTCTTCAAACACTGGTGCAGAGGACTTCTTATTTCCAAGAACATAGTCTAGACGAGTCTTTAACTCATCGTAAGTCTTGAACTGGTCTGGTGCAACAATCTCGGAAAGTGAGAACTGTTTCTTCCAGAGTGATTCCATTGCATCATCATCGTTAAGTAAAGGACTTTGTGCAGCAAATTCAGAACTATCGTAGTTTCTGTATCCTGCAACGTTCTTTGCTTTTAACTTGAAGTTAGCACCTTGCCAGAAATCGAATGGATCGATTGCTTCCTCATCCTCAAACTCAGGTTGCATCGCTGCAGTAAGTTTGTCAAAGATTTTCTTTCCATACTTGTATAGAAATACTTTACCTTCGTTCTCAGGATTCGCAGGGTCTTTTACAACATATACGTTGCTGACGTAAGTTAACTTACGCTTTTGCTTTCTCGCTGTTTCTTTTCCAGCGTCAGTACCATTGTTCCAGAGTAATGAATTATACTCAGAAACTGGGTCTTTCTGTCCAAGTGTAGTGAGTGAGTTCTCAATGAACCATCCACCAGGACCTTGGAATGCGTGAGAATATAGTTTTACAAATGGTAAATCTTCACCTTCGGGTGCAGGTAGAAATCTGATAACAGCATAACCGTTACCTCCTTTGTCTACATCTAACTTCCAGATACGGTCATCAGCGTTACCGCCCGTGTTGTTCATCTTCTCGACTTCTTTTACTAACTTTGCAGTAAGTGAGCCAAGTTTAGATTGTTTTTTTAGGTCTTTAAAAGACATTTGGATACCTCGGATAAATTGGATATTTTGGATATTTGGATTATAACAGATTAATAATCAATTGTCAATAGACTTCTTAAGGTTCTCAATAGTATTTGACATACCAGAGAATAAAAGCAACATATCTGTTCCCTCTGGAAAACCCATCAGTTCAACAGATTTTTGCAAGTGATTCTTAAGGTCAATTGCTTCTTTATCATCAGAAAGACTAATACGAGTATACATTACTCGTTGCCTCTCTAACAATTCAGTAAGTTTTTCAATGTGTTCAACTTTATCTTCACGACTAAAAGTTCCAAACTTCATTGCATTACGATAAATCGACATTTGCAATTGGTTTATCTCTTGTAGTTCTTCACGAACTATATCGGAATCAAAAAAATCACTCATTTACGATTTCCCGTAGTATTTTTTTAAAGTTGAATACATTAATATTTAGGAAAGGTTTATACTTCCTAATTTTTAAACTGACGGTTTCCCATACGGGATCGAACAGTTTCTCGTCAAATTTTTCTGAGAATGAGAATATTATATCATAGATTACAAAAGTTTCAAGTGAGATATCCCCACCTAAAAATCTTTTCAGTATTATAGGATGTCCTTTACCACATTCAAATAATTCTTGCAATTGATTTTCTTCTAATAACTTATTAGATTCTTCTTTAAACAAATAAGATATACTTTGTTGTCTCTTTGTCCACTCTGCATAAGTTCTTTCTCCAGAATTTATGATTTCACCTATCCATAAATTTTTTGGATTATCTGTAGTCACAAAGTTAGCAAGCAATAAATCAACTATCTGTTCATCAGAGTATTTTCTCGATGTTTTCTCGAACCAATACTTATCTTTTCTTTTATTAAAAGATGCCATTGTTGCACGAGATTTGCCACCGTATCTAAAAAAATCATACTTACGGTTAGTAAAATGACTTTTCATTGATAGATATGACTGGTAGGTTTCAAATGGTGTCACTTTCATCATCTTCCTCTTCACTATCTAATTCTGTAATTGAGTCCACAGGTACTTCTGCTTCTCCGATTCGATACCAATGTTGATCGATACCAACACTATCAGGTCTAACACCCAAGTATTGTAAGTCACGGAAAGTATGCTCACGAAGCATCGCTTGCAATCTCCAATGAATTAATTCTGATTTTTTCATTATAAAGGCAATTTAGCTCTTGATGTAGGTTTCATAAAGTTAAGACGGGTTGCATCCCATTTCAATCTTTCTTTTAAAGGTTTAGATATTAACTTCGATACTGATTCTACCTCAATATTGTTAGTTTCGCAATAGTAACAGATTGCATCAATATAATTGAAGTCTTCTTCTTCAGCAACAATCTTTTCGATCTCGATTGCAAATTTAGATGGTGTCAAGAATTTATTCTCGATTGCCTGTTCTAATTCTTTATTCGGTTCCATAGAGTTCCAGTTTATCTTGAATAAATTTGTTAATGTATTCTCCGAGGAGTTTGATGTACTTTGCTTTGTTGTATTCTTCATAGACGATGCATTCTCCATTTTCACAGGACATAATAATTACTAATTTTTTAACAGCGATACCTGTTAATTCATATAACATACAACCGTATGCCATACACTGGACAAAGTAATGTTCAATCCAGTCTTTTGGTTTAGGTTTCTTTGAAGTTTTAAAATCTATTATCGCCAACTCTCCCTCATACTCAGCAACGCAATCAACGGTGCCAGCAATTCCTAGTTGCTTACTGTAGAGAGAACCCTCTAAAGCGTAAATATTATTTATATTACCAATTTTTTCCTTCGCAACATTGAACAAAAAATTAGATATTGGAGGAACTTTTGGAAGTTTCTCATCATTCAATAAATGATGCTCTGTAAGTGTATGAAAGTCAGTGCCACGGGTGGTTGCTGCTTTGGTAATACGGTTTGCTTCTTCATCACCTACTTTCTTTCGCCAGTTAATAAAAATTTCTTTATTATAGTGACTAGTAACAGATGTAATTGAAACTAATTTAATTAATTCATCTTCATCAGGTACAGAGTAATATCGAACACCATCAATAGTTTCTCTTGAAAGTTTGGGAAGATTCAGTTCTACATGATTAAACATTAAAGACCAATATCAAGTTTTGCAATAATATATTCTTTGACAAGTCCAGAACGAACTATATCATTGATACCAAACTCTATTATATCAAAAGATGGCATTTTACGCAAGATGTTAAGAAAATCGTGTATGCCATTCCTGTCATTTGTTTTAACTAAATCGGATTGACTTGCATCTCCACAGAAAATAATTCTACTATTTTCACCTACACGAGTAATAATTGAGTCCAATTCGTGAAAATTAAGATTTTGAAACTCATCAACTATAATAATAGCATTATCTAATGTAGTTCCACGAATAAACGATGTACTCCAGAATTTTATGCTATCTTGTGCCTTTAAATTGCCATATAACATCTCAAAATCAGCATCAGATGGCATTTGAAACATATATTTTACCATATTTTTATATGGAATCTGATATATGTCTGCTTTATCCTCGTGATCACCAGGCAAAAAACCTATCTCTCTTGTGGATACAAGCGAACGGACAAGGTATATCTTATCATATGGAGTTGTATCATCTAAAATATCAGCGAGTGCATTATATAATGAAATAAAAGTCTTTCCTGTACCTGCTGTTCCATATGCTACAAGATGTTTATTTTCTGAATAAGAATCAAATAATCTTTTCTGATTATCTGTAATCGGTTCAATATCAAGAAGATATGCATTACCAATCGGTTTTTTCCTTTTCATTTGTTTAGTAGTTAAACCGATCCCTATGGGTTGCTCCCCATTTGTCTTCTTTTTTCTTGGCATGTGATTAAAGTTTTTTTACTCTAGAACCTGGTGATTTGGATGCTTTATGTAAAACATCATTCCAACCTGGTTTTGTCTTTCTTAATTTATCTTTCCAATCTCCGACTTCTCCAACGCCTGGTACAGTTGAGGGATCAGAATAGTCCCTAGACCAATCAGGATTATCAGAACACCACTGATCCCATTTTGTGACACTCATCACAACTTCTTTTTGTTCACCAGTTTTTGTATTTACTACAGGGTATGTTGCCATAATATTATAAAGTAGTATAGTTATTTAGACCCATTCCAGAGCCGCAGATACAGTTGGAAACTGTTCGGTAAATATAGACTTACAAGCATTTGCAATATCCATATGTTCCTTTTGTGTTCCGTGTCCAGAACGAAGGTCAATATAATGTACCCAAGAACGAACACTTCCAGACATATAAATTCTTGTTGGAGTTGCTAATGGTAAAACAAATCTCGCACATTCTTTTGCGATACCTTCTCTCAGTA